ATCGTAAAACTGAGCTTCCCATTGGGTCTGGTCAGTTGGAATGCCACCGCCTGGGACCACGAAGTGCGAAACTCCGGGAACAGGTGGCACTATAATGAAATAGTCATCTGTAGGTACGGTGATACTAGAGACCAGACGGTCCATATGGACTAATGTACGCCCGGTGTACTGATCTGGGATCCCACAAGGTGTAAGGATCGGAAAATCGGGTGCAGCAAAAGCTGCTTTAAGCCAATCAACTCCGGGCTTTGTAAGTTTACTGGAGCTGGCTGCCCCACCATTTTGTAAGTAGCGCGCGGTGGGGGAGCGCCGTATAGGAGTGTTAACACTCCCTGGCTGGCGCAGAGTCAGGGCCATTGCCTTGCTCGGTGCCATTGAGAGTTGTCGTGAGCCCATCGCAAGCTTTCGGCTTGCAGCTGGTCTTGTAGACATTCTTTTGTTTTGGATTTTTGCCATTACGGTTGGTGTTAACTTTTGCTTTAATAGTAAGTTTTGCTTTCATATTATTTATTGGTTTTCGACCGCTGGAGATGGCTTTTAGGACACGCAAACCAGCATGCATATCCACATTTATAGGAATAGTAGCATGTCTAGTTGGTATAATGTCTTTTAAGTCATCTAGGCTCCCAGCTGAGTCAATTCTAGTGGCTACTGTCCTGATGGTATCAGGGGGCAGGCCTAGTTGCACAGATACTAGAGCGACCATTTCTTCCTGGCCCATCGTATTAGGATAGGGTCCTAGGCTTACTTGGTAGGCTCTGTCGTGATCTGCTAGAGGATCATAGTTTGCTCCAGGATTTATCCTGTGAGCTAAAGAGACTAGGTTACTAATTAGGGGTGTATGAGGGTCAGTAACACCATAGCCTAGCGCTTTGTTTGTGAAGTTGCATTTATCACTTGCAACTTTATTGGAACTTAGATGCAATTTCCTAAGGGCCCTCCCAACATCACATATGCTGGAGGTGTTCCCTTGGAAGCTCTTATAAGTCCGAGATAAGAAAGTGACGGTTCTATTATGAGAACGGGGGATTGATTCCCCTGTAACTACCATACCTAAGTCGGCGGCAGTTCTCTGGAAATCCTCAAAGACTCCGTAGTCGAGTGAATCATCACCGGCTTTGGGTCCTATCATATGCCAGGCATCTATGGGCCTAACGTTTCTATTTCTATGATAACAATAAAACATATAGGCACTAATAATAGTATTAGCGTCAGTTGTAAGGGCTGAGCCACTTGCCCTCTCAAACTCACTTTTGTAACAGACGTTAGCTTTGTGGTTCCTTACCACATTTCTAGAGTCATTATCAAGCAGTTTGGTTAACT